TACGAACCATTGACATGGGTTTTTTCTGGTTGGCAATTTTTGCCAAATTACGGCCCATAGCCTTCATTTGAGCATTAGTCTTACCACCCTTAGCCAACTTCTTCACATTGGAATCGGGGTGAGCCTTAGCGCCCTTTTTAGCCATATGTGCCTTTAATGCTGCTTTCAGATCCATTTCAAACTCCTTAAGTAGTTACTGTTACGGTTCCAACACTGCCCTGTGCAACTAAATTATTGGGCGTTAATCCATTATCTCTTGCCCCGCCAACAGGGTTCCACCCCCACTGGATAATCCTACTACCTCCAGACGGCATACCAAAAGCATCGGTTGCATCTGGGTCAGGAGGGTTAATGTTTTCAACTTGAGTACCATTAAAACCTGCCTGAAAATAACTTGTATCTTTCCTCGGATTCTGCAAAGCCTGCGGGTCATATACAGGATACATCCCTAACTGCAACTGTGGCTGATCTGGTTCCCAGCAAGTTGGGCAAACTAGCAAATTGATGTTCTTCGTCTTGATGACGATCTTCTTCAATTCCTTTAACTTGTACTGAAAACCGCATCTATCGCACTCCGATATTGCCTTTTTACCAGAAGCAAACTTTGGCCCTGACATAGCCCACCATCAATAAAAATACTGCCGGGGCGACAACCGCAACCCAGCCTTTTCACGATCCTCACTTGAAGCCAATAACCATTGCTCTTCGTAAGCCGCTTTCAGCATATCTAATCTAGGCGCCCCTTCTGGAATCTTCATAGCGATGTAATAAGCCAACCCTGCTACTAAACATGGGAGAAGGCGGAACGGAATATCTTCTGTGGACGTACCATTACCGGCATCCTGCATCCGACGCAAGCGCCAGTAGACAAATGTGTAGTAAGGAGCCGCTGTAGATCCTTGATCAGGAGCAGGCCAGACGTTAACCGATGGCAGGTTTTGTACCGTTATTGCCGCACCAGATGTATGGGCAGCCGCCGTTGTACCGTTGACACCCCGGACGCAGTTCTGAAGTTGGTTTAGAGGAGCCGTCGTGCTAACTCCACTATACCCAATGACCTCTGACCCAATCTGAATAAAGCCTACATTGGCTAGATCAGCCGTAGAACTCAGAGTTATGGTCGTATCCGAGGACGTAATGTTGCCGCTCAAGGTGACATTAGAGAGATAACTGTACCCAGTCTGCCGGTTGATCCAGACCTGAATGGGTCGGCCTTGGGCGTTCTTGTTGGGAATCGTAGAGTAGGTGCTACTGGAGATCCGGTTGATATTAATGTCAGACTGATTAATACCGGTCTGGGTACGAATCACCATGTCCATTAGGTCAATCGTATCTATAGGCAGGGGATAGGTTATCTGACCTTGGGCCATAGAAATCTGACCCTGCTCAACCGTCCAGAGGTTAATACCTCGGTTAGCCCATTCAATCGTCAATAGGTTAAGGGAACGACGCGCAGTACGTAATTCATAGCCCGTGCGTAACTCAGCACCGGCTCGCTCAAACGCCTCTTCAACGAGTTCGTTGAGTTGCAGATTAAAGTTGGTCGTTCCAGTAGTGCTCATTTTACTTTCCTATGTGGAGCAACTTTTTTAGCCACCCCTTTAGGCTGGGCGACGAACTGCTTTCCGGCTGCTTTACCGGCTCGCTTGGCACGGGTGGTCGCGGCGTACTCTTGCGAGGAGAGCGCTTTGATGGCGCTGCTTGGGAGGTATCTTTCCCCTGTAGCCCGCGATCCTTGCGTAGAAGGTTTGCCACTCTTAGTTCTCCACTTTTGTTGAGTCCATGCTTTCAGACTTTGCTGCGGCTTTTTCAAGTTCGACATATCGTTCTCTTTGCCTAATCTTCCTAAAGTCTTCTGCGGTACTAATTAACCAGTCAAATACGTTTCCGTCTGTTGCGGCGTCATACACCGGAAACCTAATCCTTGTACCCACCGCCTGCTTTCTTATACTGCATAGCCAGCATTTGGGCCTTACGGGCACTCCATTGACCCGGAGCACCCCCTTTACCGCCAGCCTTAATTCGCTCAAATAACGACTTACGCATACCGGGTTTGGTGTAATTACCAGCCTCGTTTACCTTGGACTCACCGCCCTCGGCATACATCTTGACCTCATTCGGATCATCCTTACGGGTGATCGTCTTGGCCTTCGGCATTTTAGAGGGGTTGATAATCCCCATTCCCCGGCTTGCTCTCATTTAGCAGTACCGTCCGCCCTTAGCCATTTTGGCAACCTTGGTATCAGTCTTGCCTTTTTTAGCAATGCCGTCAGCAGTCTTGTGACCAGCAGCCAAACCACCGCCAGCCATCTTTTTAACCGAACCACCACGTTTCATTTTGCCTTCGCCATCAGCCGCAAAAGCAGGAACCTTTTTCCCGTCCTTCATAACCATTGGCATACCGCCGCCAGCCATCTTCTTGACTTTGCCTCCGTATTTCATACCGGCTTCTTTCATCTCATGCTTGAGCATGGACTTGGGAGCGCCCTTTTTCTTCATGAAGGAAACTTCTTTCTTCATCATTGCCTTTGACTCTTTCATGGTGCCGCCTTCCTTTTTAGTGAACTCTTTACCTACGGACGTTGGTACGCCCACCTTTTTTGCAAACTTGGGGTTATGAGCCACCGCTTGCATAAACCGTTCTTGCTTGGCTGATACGGCTGGCATCAGACCATTTTCCCACGGGTCTTGCCTTTTACAGCGCAACCGTCTGCACGTTTGGATGCGGACGATACTTTGCCGCCCTTTTTCATACCCATCTTTGCTTTTTTTTCTTCCTCAATATCTGATGCTGTTAGTCTTTTGTACATACCCCCAACGCCCGAAGTAGTACTTTTAGTGCTTGGCACTGCCTCAGCAACCTTGGCAATATCAGAAACTTTCACAAACCCGGATGTCGAATCCTCAGCAGGAGCATTTTTAACTACATCTGATACTTTAGACGCAGCCCGATTAACAACATCCTTAACTATTTGGGTAAATGCCATGTCACACCATCTTTCCACGGGTCTTGCCTTTGGTGGCAATACCGTCGGCACGCTTGGAGGCTGAGGATACGGACTTAGATGCTTTGACTGCCCCACCCTTTTTGTAAGGTTTAAGACCCATCTGTTCACGGCGAGCGGCGTTAACCTTTGCGGCAGCGGCTGCTTGGCGGTTAGAAAACTTATTTAAATAGGCATCCCGATCGCTACGGAAATCAGCAGCGTATTTAGCGGCAGCCATTGCGTCAGCATCTTGATCTGCGCCTGCACCACGGTTTAAATAAGCGGCTCGATCACGGTTAAACGCAGCGGCATTTTTAGCGGCGGCAGCAGCATCAGCCTCTTGTCCGGCAGTCATACGCCCTGACATACGAGGATTAACTGGAATTCTTGCATCGATGTCTTGTTGGGTTTTGCGAGCAAAGTCATCCATGTTGGTTTTAGCCATGCCAGCGGAGGCATCAGCGGTCGTATCCATATCTGGACGAGACATTACATCCATCGCCGCATCAACATCCTGCTCGCCCATGCGCTTTTTTCTGTCTTTAGAGCCACCCATCATCTTGGCTGCTAATAGGGCAGCACCGCCGAGAAGTGCTGCGTTGCGTAATCCTTTTGCCATGATTAAACCATCCTTCCTTTAGTTTTACCCTTTTGGGCACATCCGTCTGCACGCTTAGAGGCAGATGAAACTTTGCCCCCAGAACGCTTCTTAATTATCTCTTCCTTGGATTTGTCTTTGTACTCTTTTTCTTGAGTAAAACCAATTTTGTCAGCCAACTTGCTTGCCCCAAGGGTTACAGCACGGACTGCCTTTTTCACCAAGGACATATCATCATCCACCTTGGCTTCGCGGATCATCTTTGTGCGTGTAGATTCTTCAGCCATGATTAAACCATCCGCCCTTGAGTTTTACCTCGTGTTGCACAACCATCGGCGCGTTTGGAAGCCGAAGATACAGAGCCACCTTTTTTCATGCCACGGCCCTCTTGTTTATCTTGTTCTTCGTATTGCTTTTGCAATTTTTTTTGTTTGTCTCGTTCTTTTATTTTTCTTTCACCTTCTTCATATCCTAAGGATGCAATAAAAGGGCTAACTGCTGCCGCACCCAATACTACCGGGTCTCTTTTTGCAACAAAATTACCCGCTTTTTTAAGCGCTTCTTTTGCTGCTAAACCAATTAAAGGAGCAGGCATATCACTTACCCTTTTTGCATAAGGAGATCAATTTTTGCTTCAAGTTTGTTAAACCTTTGGTCAATGTGGTCAACAAATTTGTCCATTTCTGCTTGAGTGACGTTATCACGGGCCACCTCTTCTCTAGTCTTGTTAATCAAAATGTTGAGCCGCTGGATCTCAGATGCCTTCTCATGCCCAATATAGGCTAAGACACCTATCAATACGGTCAACACCATATTCCAAAGCATCATTTCCATATCAACACTTCCACGCCCGTAGGCTCTTATTGATACGGCTGTTTGGATCGTTAGCGGTTTTGGCGCTAGTTAACTTCTTTTTCATACCTGTCATACGGGCACAGAATGACTTCTTACGTGAACCGCCTTCTGGCTGTGGCGCCTTTAAGCCGGGCTTACCGGGATTGGCAGCGTTGTACGATGCCCTACCCTTAGCGTTTAGCCCACCTTTTGGGTTCTTACCTTCTTTACGTTGCCACGCAGGAGTCTTAGCCATTTGCTACTTTTTCATCTTTAACAAGCCGTGGGTAGAAGGCTTCATTGCCATAATCACCCTCGTACTCTTGAACCCCCATGTGGCCTAACTTAATAGTTGGGTCTACCCAGACTTGGAAGCCTGCTGCACGGGCACGATCACAGAACAGATAGTCTTCACCAACGTAGGAATTGTCTTTTACGGCAAAGTCAAAAATAGCCGACATTGAGCGCCCGGTTCTTTCGTCCCAGTAATGCCACTCCGGGTTGTCTTTAACCAGATCCTCAATGACTTTCCGTTTAATCATCATGAAGGCGGTAGCCACACGTTGTGCACGTACTAGCCCCATGCCATTCATGGTGACGCCCTTCTCGTCTTCATCCAACTTAACGATATAGGTCTTTTCTGCCTTTCTAGCACATGGAATACCGGCGGCAATATCAATGTTGTCTTCCGTAACCCACGCCATCAAACGGATAATGTCCTCTGGCTGAAAGTTAATGTCCGCATCAATGAACATCAACTCCGTAGCATCAGACTCCAAAAAATCCTGAACTAAAAGATTACGTGCCCGGGAAACTACCGAGCACCCACAAATACTTCCAATCGTAATGTCAATCCCATGCTGTGGCGCCTGTTGGGCAAACCGCATCAAAGAGATTGCTTGTTTGAGTGAAACTTTGTGGTCGTAAGCAGGGATGCCAAAGAAAATCTTATGGCCTGCTAACGTGTAACCTTTTTCATTTTGCATTTGTTTGGTTATCCGTAGAAAAGTACCATTGAGGTTGTGTCAGTAACAGTGCCATGTAACGTGCCGGTTTTGACCAGAATACCTTCACCCGGTAACGGGATAATGGTGTATCCAGCCGTACCACTTGCGGCAGTGTTTACAGTAAGCACAATGTCACCACTAGCGCCGCCTTCGCGGATAACGACAGATCCGGCGTTCGTACCATTTACCGCATATATGGTTTTGATACGAGTCCGGTTAATGTC